TTTGCTTTCATTAAGACAAGATGCTCGACATTTCTATCTACACATGATTGTCTTTCTTCAGCGGTCTCATCGACCATTCTTACTCCTGCAATAACATCGTTGATGAGTGCTATTGAGTGACCCATTGCTGTAAAGTCTTTTAGTAATTCTACTTCAGTTCTTTTTTCGTTCATTTTATTTACCTTCTAGTGCGGTTAAACGCGCTTCAAGCGCATCGTTTTTGGTTGATAGTTCTTGTAACGCTTTGACAAGCACTGGGATTAATGCTGTATCCACCATGCGAAGTTTGTCTTCGTCTTCATTGTCTACAATGACTGGGCTATCACCCTCAAGCGCCAATACGTCTTGAGCTTTGAAGCCATAGCGCACACCGCCATTGGTTTCTTCAGAGTTCCGCGCAGTGCGGAACTGATACGCCGTGGGCTGCAACGCTTTGACAAACTCAAGGCCGTGGGGAACAGGCGCGAAGTTAATCTTGTCCCTCGCATCTGAAACAACTGTCCATGCCACTTGAATGTAGGCATTGGTGACACCCGTTGAACCCATGCAAAAACGGTTATTTTCGGTTGTTGGGTTGAAGACTGGTGCGTTAGAGCCTGCTGAATTAAGCGGATTGATTGCTGTGTTTCCGCTACCCGTGGTGTTGCTCGTGAGTGCGTTAAGTCCACTAGCTGTGTTTCCGCTACCAGTGGTGTTGTTATAAAGCGAGCTTTTTCCACTAGCTGTGTTGCTATGACCTGTCGTGTTGCTATAGAGCGCGTTAAGTCCACTAGCTGTGTTGCTATGACCTGTCGTGTTGCTATAAAGTGCGCCTTGTCCACTAGCCGTGTTGCTATGACCCGTGGTGTTGTTATAAAGGGATGTGTGGCCACTAGCCGTGTTATTATATCCAGTCGTGTTGCTATAAAGTGCGCTTTGCCCACTAGCCGTGTTATTAGCGCCCGTGGTGTTGTTATAAAGTGCGTTAACTCCACTAGCCGTGTTGCTAGTACCAGTAGTGTTGGTTTGAAGTGCGCTTTGTCCACTAGCCGTGTTATTAGCGCCCGTGGTGTTGCTATAGAGTGCGCTTTTTCCACTAGCTGTGTTTCCACTACCAGTGGTGTTGCTATAGAGTGCTTGTAACCCACTAGCTGTGTTGGTACTACCTGTAGTGTTGGTATAGAGCGCCCGAAACCCACTTGCTGTGTTATTAGCGCCTGTCGTGTTGCTATAAAGTGCGCCTTGTCCACTAGCTGTGTTGCTATATCCAGTGGTAATCGCAGTTCCTGCACCATTTCCAATCAGCGTGTTATTATTACCACCTGCAACGATTGAGTCGCCAGCGCCAGCGCCTGCCACAAAATTGCCTGTTCCTGCTGTGACCGATGATATTCCTGCCGTTGTAATAGCACCTGTCATAGTGCCGCCAGATTTTGGTAGTGCTGCATCTGCTGTCACACCATCTGCGGCTACGTCCCGACCATCTATAGTAGAGGTGGTGGTTAATGCGCTATTAAGCGCGACCGCCCCATTAATGTCTATAGTAGTGGCTGCAATTTGTATTTCAGTATCTGCCACAATATCTAGCTGGCCGTCTACGCTGGAGTTAATGTATATGGCGGCATCACGGAATTGCACCTTCTGTGCATTATCCATGTCGATATCCGTGCTGCCAGAAGTGTTGCCAATAGCAAGGACTTTCGAAAGCGTATCGACCGTGGCTACCTGTGCGTCAACATACGCCTTAATAGACTGCTGAGTGGCCAGTTTGGTGGCGCTGTTAGACGCCATGTTGTCTTCGTCTTTGATGCCGGTAACCGTCGCGCCATCGGCGGCAATGTTAAGGCTAGTGTTAGCAACAATTGTTGTACCAGTAACCGCCGCAGCGGTAGATCCACCAATCGTGGTCGAATCCATCGTGCCACCATTGATGTCTGCCGTAGTAGCCACTATTCCGTCAACCTTTAAGTTGGCGTAAACGTTAATGACAGTAGCCGTACTTCCACCACCGCTGAATTTAACCAGCACATCAGTGCCCGCAGCAATCTCAAGGTCGCGGGCCGCGTCATACGTTCCTTGGAAAATGAAAACTGATCGACTACCCGCGAGACTATTGCGAATAAAGCATATTTTCTCCGCGTCGTTTGGAATTAGCTCAACATAAGCCGCTGCCCCTAAATCGCCGTCATCGGCAAATTCAATCCATTTATTACGACCCGCAGAAGAGGCACCATTAGTAATCGCGATTTGATTAGGTGAGCCGAAAGAGCCTGCAGCGGCAAGGGTTATCGTAACGACGCCGTTAATGGCCTCGTCTAGGATAGTAGAGTTGTCATTGATCGTATCTCCCCACGTTCCCGACTGCTCACCGGTTGCTGGTTGTTCAATACCAAGATTGACGGTATATGTACTAGGCATTTCTAATTCCTCACGCTGCTATTTGTGTCCAATTTGCACTTTGGCTCGGCACTTCGTCCGACCATGTTGGCGACTGACTAGGTATTATCTCAGTATAGTTCGGATCTTGATCCGGCACAATACGCCCATAAACCAGCACTTGCCCCACAACACCTGTTGCATAGACTCCTGTTACACTAACGATAGCGTCGGATTCAACCGTAACACTACCCACTTGCCCTGTTCCCGAAACACCACTAACAACGGTGTTTGCCTCGGCCACCACTGTAACAGAACCAATAGCACCTGTAGCCGCAACACCTGTAACAATGGCGTTTGCATCTGCACTAATCGTGACGGAACCAATAGCACCTGTAGCCGCAACACCTGTAACAATGGCGTTTGCATCTGCACTAATCGTGACGGAACCCACGGCACCTGTAGCCGCAACACCTGTAACAATGGCGTTTGCATCTGCACTAATCGTGACGGAACCCACGGCACCTGTAACAGCAACACCTGTAACAACGGCGTTTGCATCTGCACTAATCGTGACCGATCCAACGCTGCCTGCGGCTTGTAGTCCCGTAGCCGGAACATTAGCCGCAGCAACAACACTTACTGTGCCTATAGTTCCGGTTGATGCAGGAAGTCCTTCATCTTGGCCCCATGGCCCACCGCCCCAACTTTGACTGGAAGAATTCCAACCTTTGAAGGAGACGGTTACATTAGCCATTAGGCTATCCGAATAATCGCATTACTGGCATCAGCCGCTGGAAAAACTACGGTAAAATCACCCGCCGTTGAAGTCTTATCTCCACCGAAATCCAACACTATTACAGCAGGGTTGGTGAGAGCGATTGAGGTTGTGTTAGGCGTAGTATTATAAATCAACGCCCCACGAGCCGTAATCGTAGCCGTTGACCACGTTGCATCAGTGAAATCAGTTAAAGCGGTAGTTCCAGAAGATGTCGGGTCTACCGCAGTTAATACCTCGCCGCCCGCCACATAACCTGTTCCGCTAGTTTCGTTGCTCGCTGAATACGCCGTTGTCGCCGCAGTCATCGTCGCCGAGTTAGTATAGAGAGCGATCTTAAATGTATCGCCGGTGGAAGCGTCGAAGTCGTGGGCACCATACATCAGTTCTTTCTTAAAACTGGTACACATGAAGTTTCCTGAAAAAGACATGGTCACATTCTCCTTATATAGTTAGCAAGCTCGGTATGGCCTGCGTCAGTTAAAGCGTTATGCACCGTCGTCCTATCAGACTTAATAGCTTCACGCATGTAAAATTCTAGGGTTTTTAGTAGTTGCCCACGAAAAGCATGGGCTTGCGCCCTAATGGCAGGGTTAGCGTCGTCCGAAATGGCAATAATTGAATTAGCGCATCTCTCCGCAATTTCCTGCGGGGTAAAACCTCGTCCGCTAGTGGTGTGTACATTCACCTTGAAGACAGGGACGGTTAGTTCTAAGGCGACGGCACTCATTGTTTAGGCCTGATTACTTGGCCAGTACGGTATTCGTCCGTTACTTCTTTAGCCTCACCTAACATCTTCATTCCAGTAAGCGCTTCGACAAACCGTTTCTCGTAAATGGCCATCATATCGGCTTCACCCTTCATGTATATGTACGCTTCTACCAAACAACCATATAATAAGGCTATCTCAGCGTTTGTACTAAGCCATGTTGTCGCAGATTCGGCACCAGCCGTCAAACTAGCCGGACGGTAGAAATAATGAAGCTCTACAGTATACGCGCCATCAGGGGTAGGGCCTAGTATAAAGTTATCTACGTCAAATACCGCATAAAACCGTGGATCACCCGTAGTGGCAGCTTTTGGGTTAAAAGTTTGAACGAAATCCGGGTCTTTAAACTGTAAAAACACGTGGTCGCTGTTTCCATCCACAAAAGATAGCGAAAAAGGCGCTAAAAAGTCACTGGGGGCCGCCAAAAACCGGTTACTAGCGGTCATTGCGCCGTTAACGTTCTTTCGGAACAGGCTTAATTGGACGTTCTTAAGGATTCTTTCCTCTGCCTGCGTAATAAAAATAGGCAAATTATTGACGAAAGACGTTTCGTTATTCTCGGTGTAGTCCTGAATAACTTGTTTAAGCTGTGCGTAAGTAAAACTCATGTTGTTACCGTCACTGATCCAGTTTGGCCAAAACCTTGTACCGGTCTTAAATTTGGTGCAATTACTAAAGGCAATCCAACGTAAACATCCAAAGGCTCAACCCTATCAGGTCGCGCATTTTGGAGTGCTTGAGGATCATTTACCTTACGGAAAGGTCCTAACTGAGGCTGTTTGGGTTCAAACTCATCTGGACCAACCAACAGGCCATTCCATTCTCGCTTCATTAAGCGATAGGGATAGCGAAATCCCGATCTGTCGGAGATAGCCCACGATTCCTTTCCAGAAGCAAACTTGGCCATCAGCCCCTCCCATAATAGTTGAACTGAGGTGCAACATTAAAGGATGCGCGGTCTCTATCTTCAGTAGCAGCTCTTTCAAACTCCTCCTCATAGAGTCCTTTTAGGACCTGAACGCGATTGGGAGCCCTTTTTAAGGCAATATAATAGGCTAAACCTGCCGCTAAACATGGATAAAACCTGAAGGGCATGTCCATTGTGTTCGTGTATATGTCCGCGTCGTCCATGCGCGTTAAAGCGTCGTAATAGACAACATCGGTGCTATTGTCCGGAACAGGCCAAAGCTTTAACTGAGGTGTAACTTGTCTATCTAAGAAAAATTGATTAACACGACCTTGTGTCGTTTTATTGGGTATCGTTAAAAAGCCATCCCGGCTCAACCGTAACAAAGAGAAATCCGTGCCGTCGCGTTGAACCACTACCGATAAAATATCAATAACGTCCGCGCCCACAGCATATTCGCCTGTTCCAGTGACCATCGGAAGAGTACGCTGTTTAATAGTCCATTGATTCAGACCCCGATTAGCCCAGTCTGCCAGCAAAAGGTTTAAAGACCGCTTTGCGGATTTTAAATCGTAACCCGTCCGAACTTCAAGACCGCAGCGTTCAAATGCCTCTTCGACATACTCTGCAACATCAAGTTCAAAATCTTTGCTTCCGGATGTAGCCATAATCC